GCGCTTGGCCGAAGAGGCTAGAAAGCGCAAGCCATGAAGCCCGTTACGATTCTCATTCCGGCTTATAAACCACAACACTTGGCGCAGACGCTGATCAGCGTGCTGGCGCAATCCTATGTTGATACGCACCTGGTGATTGGCAATCACGCGTCTAATCATGACGATCACGATGCGATCACAACCATCATTCAAGACGTACTTCATACAACGCCTTTTGACTATCATGACACCAGCGCGATCTGTCCAGGCGATCAAGTGGCGCACTACCAATATCTGTGGGACGAGGCGCAAACGGACCTAGTGCGTTTTGTGTACGACGATGATGTGATCTACCCAGCTTCGACGAGCTACTTGGTGTATCTCATGTCATACAACGCCCAATGCGTGATGGCGTGGCATCAGCGCCACTGGATTGACGATCGGGGCCAACTCTTAAGAGCGCCATCACTGATTGCGCAAGAAGAAGTGATTAAGTCATCCCGCGAGAACATCTTGCGTCTGATGGCGGTTCATAAGAACTTTATCGGCGAACCGTCCTTTGTTTTGTTCGATAAGTCCCAATGCGCATTCACCATGGACTACACACCCCTTGGCGCAGTGACGCCGCGACACTATTTGGGCGATGTAACGCATTACCTGGAGGCCACGCGCCACGGGTGCGCAGTCGGTGGTGGGGCGCACCTGGGGGCGTTTCGGATGCACGCCAACCAAGACTCCAATCAGCGCAACCCGCGCCACGCGTTAGGGATTGTGGATTGGGAAATGATCATGCGCCATGAGTTCGTGGCGGGTAATATCAACGAGACAACGGCCATTGATTGGTCCAATACGATCATCAAGACCTATTGGCGGGAGATGGAGCGCTTCCCATCGCTTAAAACGTTCTACTCGCGCCTGAGCGCCGATGCCGCCTTTGGGCGTTTGAAGCAACTCGAAGGCTTTATGGCTGATTACACGGCATTGCGAGTCAATCATGCCTGATCCATTTGTTATTAAAGAGCCGACATGTATCAGCTTCTCTGGAGGCAGGACCAGTGCTTACATGCTTTGGCGTGTCTTGCAATCTAACAATGGTTTACCTGATGATGCGATTGTTTGTTTTGCAAACACGGGTAAGGAAGAGGAAGCGACATTAGAGTTTGTGCGCGATTGCGAGAAACACTGGGGCGTAGAGATTCATTGGTTGGAGTACGCTTCAGACAAGCCTTATTTCAAGCGGGTTGACTTTGCAAAAGCAAACAGAGACGGAAAGCCTTTTGCCAATCTCATTAAAAAGAAGAATTACTTACCTAATACTTTTGCTCGATTTTGCACATCAGAACTCAAGATCAACACCATTGACCGCTACTTGAAGTCAATGGGGTGGGATGAGTATTTAACCTTTGTCGGTGTTCGTGCTGATGAACAGCGCAGAGTCGCTCGCATAAGGGCTAAGCAAGATGGAAAAGAAATGCCTTTGGCAACAGCGAGCATTTCTTCTCATGATGTTCAATCATTTTGGAGTCATCAGTCGTTTGATCTCGGGCTTGTGACTGTGCAGGGCAATGCGCTACTGGGTAACTGCGACCTTTGCTTTATGAAAACAGCGGCTCATAAGCTAGGTCTCATTCAACAAAAGCCGGATAGAGCTGTTTGGTGGGCAGAGCAAGAGAAAAAGATAGGCGGTTTGTTTAGGGAAGATCATCCTTCCTACGCGCAGATGCTCAAGTTCAGCGAGCAACAAACCGACATGTTTAGCGATGATGAAGAAGCTATGGCTTGCTTTTGTGGCGAATGATGTGATAGTTTCGCCTCCCAAACGGGGGTTGCGCCATGAAATCGAAGCCTGTATGGGATAAGCCACGGCCAAAATCACTTGGCAAAAGCGAACCGCTGTCTAAAAAGCAAAAGTCATCCGCCAAGGCCATGGCGAAATCCGCTGGCCGTCCTTATCCTAATTTGGTGGATAACATGCGAGCGGCCAAGAAATGAGCCGCCAATATCGAGATTCATCCGGCCAACTGTGGCCTGAAATTGTTGGGCGTTTTGGTACAACAACCATGCTTACAACGTCTGATTCAAGCCAGCAATCGCACGCCGCTGGCACAGGCGTAACGCTGATGCGTATTGCTAACGGTTCCGATGATGGCAAGCATTTGCATTTCACAACCGGTGCAAATCCAACGGCAACAACAAGCGATCCTATCGTCCCGTCTTACCAAACTGAGTTTGTGGCGGTGCAACCTGGCGATAAAGTAGCAATCATTTCAGGGCATAACCATAACTTTCACGTCACTATTACGGACATTCTTCCATCATGATGAAAAAGACCAAGGCCGAAAAGAAAATCAGCAAAGTGATGACCGAATACAAGTCGGGCAAGCTGCACTCCGGTAGCAAAAAAGGCCCAATGGTGACCAATCCTAAGCAGGCCATTGCCATTGCATTGTCTGAAGCCGGTAAGGCGAAGAAGAAGTGATGGAATGCCCGATTGAAACCAAAGATCCGGTAGCGAATCTTAAGCATCGCAACTGGGCTTTCGCCAATGTGGGCTACGGACCCGCTAATCCCGAACTGCCGAACAAGGATTTTTGGGACGCCAAAGCCGAAACGTGGAACACGGACCTGGCGCAAGCCAAGTCGATGCGTTGCGGTAACTGCGCTGCGTTTATCCAAACACCTGAAATGATTGCCTGCATTACGGGCGGCATGGAGGGTGACGAAGAAGGCGAGTACGAGAACGGCGAAGAAGGTGAAGAAGGCGAATACAACGGCGAGACGGAAAGCGAAGAGAACGAAGACCTTGAAATGGCCGTGCAAAACGCCGCTGATCTTGGATACTGCGAACTATTCCACTTTAAGTGTGCAGCGGCACGCACTTGCGATGCTTGGTTGGTTGGCGGACCCATTACATCGATGGCGAACTCACGCCGCCAGCGCGAAGCTGTCGAGTTTCAGCGCGTAAACTTTATGCGCGATGAGGATTAAATGATTAAACGCGGATCAGAAACGTTTTCCGGGTACAACAAACCCAAGAAAACACCGAACCACCCTAAGAAAAGCCATGCTGTATTGGCGAAATCGGGTGATGAGGTCAAGCTGATTCGTTTTGGGCAGCAAGGCGTTCAAGGTTCACCGGAAGGCACCAAACGCAACGAGGCATTCAAGGCGCGTCACGCGTCAAACATTGCCAAGGGCAAGATGAGTGCGGCTTACTGGGCCAACAAAGTGAAATGGTGACACATGGACGTTGAAATGAAACTTGCTACCGGTATTAAGTCCGGTGAGCCTATGGATGAAACTGAAGTGCAAGCAGTTGTTGCGGCTGAACTGACGGATGCCGTTAACTTTATTGATTTAGAGATTGGCAATCTTCGCGCCCGCGCTACGGAATACTATTTTGGCGATCCATTTGGCGATGAAGAAGAGGGCCGCAGCCAAGTTGTTTCCATGGATGTGCGCGACACGGTGCAGGCCATTCTGCCAAGCCTTATGCGCATTTTCTTTAGTAGCGAAAACGTTGTGCAGTACGTTCCGCGCAGCGCCGAGGATGTGGCTATGGCGGAGCAGGCCACAGACTATGTGCGTTACATCCTGAACGAAGACAACAATGGCTTTGTGCTGTTTCATTCGATCTTTAAGGACGCACTGGTACGCAAAACAGGCGTGTGCAAATGGTGGGTTGATGAAAGGGAAGAAGTCAAGGCTGAAACCTACAGCGGGCTGGATGACGCGCAACTTACACTAGTCTTGAGCCAAGACGGCGTCGAAATGGTGGATTTGATCTCAATTGAAGATCCTTCAGCGCCACCGCCAATCATAGACCCGCTAACCGGCCAGCAGTTAACGCCAACCGTAATGATTCACGACGTAAAGGTTAAGCGCAAAATTATCACCAAGCGTTTCCGAGTTGAATCATTGGCGCCTGAAGAGTTTATTGTTGATCGACGCGCCAGAACGCTTGAAGACGCCGACATTGTTGCGCATCGCAAGTTGGCAACCGTATCCGAATTGGTTGCTATGGGCTATAGCCAAGAGGAAGTGGAAAGCAATACGGGTGAGGATGAGCTTGATACCAATATTGAGCGCATTGCCCGTAATCCTGCGCAAATGATGTTTGGCGAATCAGCCAACAACCCTGCGCAGCGCCGTGTGCTTTATACAGAATCTTATATCCGTTTGGATATAGACGGTGACGGCATAGCCGAGTTGCGCAAGATCTGCACCATGGGTCCGTCTTATAAGATCGTTGCCAACGATCCGGCGGATGACATCCCATTTGCTTATTTCTGTCCTGATCCTGAACCGCATACGCTGTTTGGCATGTCCACGGCTGATGTAACCATGGACATCCAGCGCATTAAATCCGTAATCCTGCGCAATATGCTTGATTCGTTGGCGCAGGCCATTCATCCGCGCACAGGCGTGGTTGAGGGCCAGGTAAACCTTGATGATGTGCTGAACAACGAGAACGGCGCGATTATCAGGATGCGTGCGCCAGGTATGGTCCAGCCCTTTACTACGCCATTTGTTGGTCAACAAGCCTTTCCGATGATGGAGTACATGGATCAGATCAAGGAAGCCAGAACTGGTATGTCCAAGGCTTCTATGGGTTTAAACGCTGATGCGCTCCAATCAACCACGCGTTTGGCGGTGCAAGCCACGGTTCAGGCGGCGCAGCAACACATTGAATTGATCGCTCGCGTGTTCTCCGAAATAGGCATGAAGCGTTTGTTCAAAGGTTTGTTGCGCTTAGTTACGCGCCACCAGGACAAGCCACGCGTTATTCGGCTGCGCAATCAGTGGGTGGAGGTCGATCCGCGCGGTTGGGATGCCGCCATGGATGTAAGCGTGAACGTTGGCTTAGGCACGGGCGGCATTGACGAGAAGATGCAATTCTTGCAAGCGATCGCTGGCAAGCAAGAGCAAATCCTGCAATCACTTGGCCCAAGCAACCCTATTGTCACTATTGGTCAATACGCTAATACGCTAACCAAACTGGTTGAAATGGCGGGCTATAAAGACTCGACACAGTTTTTCAATCAGTTGCCAGCAGATTACACGCCACCAGCGCCGCAGCCACAGCCTGATCCCACACAAGCCTTGGCGCAAGTGCAGATCCAGAGTATTCAAGCGGACATTCAAAAGAAAGCTGCAGAACTTGCCCTGGAGCGCGAAAAGATGATCCGCGCCGACGACCGCGAGCGCGATCGTATCGCACAAGATGGCGTATTGAAGCGCCAAGAAATGGAATTGAAGTACCAAGTCAACCTTGCTGCAACGCAAGCCGAAATTGATGCCCGTGTGGCGATGGACCGCGAGCGGATGCAACTGGATGCCATTAACCAATCACAGCAAGCCGTTACGGCTGCACAGCCCATGCAATGACACCTGATGAAAAAATAAGACGAGCACAAGACGCGCAACGGATTATCGAATCCGCGTTGTATAAAGAGGCTTACGCAAAAATCCGTGAGCAGTTATTCGATGAGTGGGTAACATCGACGGATGCAAAAATTAGGGACGCACTATGGCACGAATTTAAAGCCGTGGAACGCGTCCAGACTTTTTTTGGTAGTGTCATCACTGAAGGCACGTTGACTCGTATGGCGGCAGACCGCCAACGAAAACAGGCCCATCTTGAGGGATCACGATAAATGAGCGAGAATGTTGCAGTACCGGTTGAAAGCGAAAGCACAGCCGGGTTAACGGTGGCGCAAGCCGCCCAAGCCTTTGAGTCGATGTTTGCCGAACCCGGAGAACAAACAGAGGCTGAGGCACAAACGGATGAGGCACAGGCCAAATCCGATGATGTTGGCGATGCAGAGGATGAATCGGTTGATGGCGAAGTAACCGAAGAGGCCGAAGCGTCGAGCGAGTCTGAAGAAACTGAGGAACAAGAGCAGAGCACTGAGCCACCTAAGTTCACCGTCAAGGTTGACGGCAAAGAAATGGAGGTGCCGCTCGATGAGCTGCTAAACGGTTATCAGCGGACAGCAGACTACACACGCAAAACGCAAGCACTGGCTGAACAGCGCAAGGCCGCTGAGTCGGAGCTAAATGCGGTGCGTGAAGAGCGGCAAACTTACGCTCAGTTGCTTACGGCGTTGCAAGCGCAACTCCAGCAGCAACAAGAAAACCCAGTTGATATGGAACGTTTGTATCAAGAAGATCCTATCGAGTGGGTGAGGCAAACCGAGTTGCAGCGTCAACGTAACGAGAAATTGGCAGCATCACAAGCCGAACTCCAGCGTTTGAACCAGTTGCAACAAAGCGAAGCGCAACGCGCCATGAGGGCACGCTTAGAGCAAGAAGCGCAACTTCTTGTGGAGGCCATACCTGAGTGGAAAAACGCCGATACGGCTAAAACCGAAAAGGCTGCGTTGATTGAATTTGGATTGAAGGAAGGGTTTCAGCAGGATGACTTAAAAGGCGTGAGTGATCATCGCGTTGTCAAACTGTTGAGGAAGGCTATGTTGTACGACAGGATTATGGCGAAGCAAGCCACTGTCAAGCCGCAACCTACGCCGGTAGCAACGAAAGTGGTTGCACCAGGCAATCCAAAAGCCGCCAAGCCTCAGTCGAGCGAAGTAATCCGAGCCAAACAACGCCTCGCCAAAACGGGCAACGTTAAAGACGCTGCCAGACTGTTTGAACATCTTATCTAAGGAATTGACATGACTATCGCAACAAATACGTTCCTCACTTACTCTGCAAAGGGCATTCGTGAGGATCTGAGCAATCAGATTTACAACATTTCTCCAGAAACCACCCCTTTTATGAACAACATTGGTCGCGGCACCGCTTCCAATACTCTGTTCCAGTGGCAGACTGACACGTTGGCGGATAACACCACCGCAAACGCGCAGCTCCAGGGTGATGATCTCAGCACTTATGATGCTGTTACGCCAACCGTTCAGTTGACCAATTACACGCAAATTTCG